GGCAAACCTAAATTTCGCAAAGGTGATCCATGGCATGCATCATTGGAACATTCTTGTCAACCATCGCATGGTTTTGAAGGTGATCTTTTAACTAAAGCAGTTGAGGATTATGAAAAGCCTTTTCATTCCTTGTTGAATGAATACCATGCACTCCGCGAGAACACTCGTCCTTTAACTAGGATGGAAACTGTTTGCGGAATCGATGGCAAGAAGTTTGTAGACAAGATGCCGCCCAATACATCAGTTGGATATCCCTTGAGTGGAGCCAAGCGTAATTTTTTAACTTACTTGGATCCATCTTTGTTTGAGGGTTTTAATTGTCCAGCAGAATTGGACGACATTTTCTGGACAGAGTTTGATAAAGCTGTTGAGGGATATCGCAATGGAGAAAGGTATTATCCCGCCTTCAAAGCGTGTCTCAAAGATGAGCCTACAAAACTGTCTAAGGATAAGGTGCGTGTTTTTCAAGCTGCGCCTATTGTCTTACAAATGATGACTAGGATGTATTTCTTGCCGATTGCGAGGATTTTCTCGTTGTTTCCAGCACTCTCAGAATGTGCAGTTGGTGTTAACTGCATGGGACCTGATTGGTCTGAGCTCGGAGCTCATATGAAACATTTTGGTGAGGATCGCATTCTAGCTGGAGATTATAGTAAATATGATCTCCGCATGCCAGCCCAGGTGATGTTTGCAGCTTTCAGAATTATGATTGATGTCGCCATTATTTGTGGGTATTCAGATGATGATATTCGGATTATGCAAGGAATTGCTACCGATATTTGTTATCCTGTAATGGCCTACAACGGCGACTTAATCCAACACATTGGATCGAATCCTTCTGGACAGAATTTGACAGTATATATTAATTCTATTGTTAATTCACTGTTGTTCAGATGTGCATTTTTTCATCTGAAAGGAGTGCAAACAAAATTGCACTTCCGCGACGTTTGCAAGTTGATGACGTATGGTGATGATGTAAAAGGTTCTGTTAAACAAGGTCACGATGATTTTAATCATATATACGTGGCTGAGTTCTTTGCAGAACATGACATGAAATTCACTATGCCAGATAAAGAGTCAGACCCTACCCCATTCATG